TCAAGAACTACTACGAGCAGGCGCTCGCCAGCGAGATATGCAACCACAACTACGAGGGCGAGATCAAGGACAAGGGCGACAAGGTTATCATTCGGAGAGATCCCGAGGTTGAGATCAGGCAGTTCTACAAGGGCCTGAAGCTCGAAACCCAGTCCGTCGAGGACGAGGGCCTGGAGTTCGTCATCCAGCGCGGCGTGTACTTCAATTTCCCGGTGGATGATATCGATAGGCGCCAGTCGGATGTTCCGTGGGTTCAGAAGGTCACGGACAACGCCTCCATCAAGATCAAAAACCACATCGACCGGCAGCTTTTCTCGGACGTGTACGCGGACGTGGCCAGCGGCAACCAGGTGTGGAACAACATCTCGATGGATGCGGACGATGCCCTGGACCTCATGGTCGATATCGGCGTGGCCATGGACGATAATTTCGTCCCGGACGATGGCAGCCGGTGGGTGCTCGTGCCCAACTGGCTCAAGGGGCTCATCAAGAAGAACCCGAACTTCCTGGATGCTTCAAAGATGGGCGATGGCAAATCCATGCTTCGGACCGGATTCATCGGCACGATCGATCGGACCAAGGTGTACGGCACCACGAATCTGCACCAGGATAGCGGCTATGACTACATTCTGGCCGGCCACCCCGACGCGATTACCTACGCCACCCAGATCACCAAGACCGAAAAGCTCCGCAATCCCAGCACGTTCGGCGACATCATCAGGGGCCTGCAGGTCTATGACTGGAAGGTGGTCCAGCCCACGCTGTTGTTCTACGCGACAGTGAAGAAGACGGCATAAGGAGGGGTGACAGCATGCCTACATACGATCTCACTATCGGAAATGCGTCCGCAGGGCGCAGTGCGGTCAACGAGGGGCACATCTACAAGGAGGAGCTCACGGTCGATTTCTCCGCGCACAACGTGCTTTCCACCGACCTCGTCAAGCTGTTCAACATCCCCGCATACCACGTACCTCTCCACGTGTCGGCCCAGGTCGTCACGGCGGAGGGCGCAACGGCAACCGGGGAGGTGGGGCTCGTGGATAACGCGGACGCCTTCATCGACGCGGTCAATCTCAACGCTGCAGCCGGCACGATCGTGAAGAACACCGGCCACGCGGATGAGGCCGGCATCGGCACGATCAGTAATGCGGCACGCGGGATCTACCTCGACCCGGGGCATGATCTCGACACGGCGGTCATGAAGTTCGTGGCGGTGTTCCTCGACATGGGCGGCATCAGCGCCTCGCTGATCTAGGAGATACCAGGCAGGGGACAATAAACCAGGGGCCGGGACAACCCCGGCCCCTTTTTCGGAGGAAGTGATGGCTCAACTGAATATTGACGAACTGAGGACCAAGACGGCGGCGGAAATCGTGGTGATCGCCAGGGAGACGTTCAACGGGGTAGAGCTGCAGGGCAACAAGGCACAGCTCCTGGCTCAGATCAAGCGGCTCAGTGACGCCGCGCAGCAGGAGGCAGCGGACGAGGCCCCGCTCACCAAGGACGTGGTGCTGGAGCATCTCAGGCAGGGAGCCGTATCGAGGGCCACGCCCTCGACCAAGCTGGTGCTCAACAAGGCCACCGGCATGGTGTTCCGGAATCACGAGGGTCTCCACCCCAACCCCAACCTGGTACCGTACGCCAAGACGCCGGTGATCGTGATCCACAAGGGCAAGCAGGCGGTCATGGACCCCATGTACGCCAAGGAGCTGTTCCCTGCGGGCGAGGTGGACACCATCCCCCTGGACGAGAACCTCAACGCAGCAGGGTAACGGAGGCCCGTGAGGCATGGCATTCGAGATTGCATTCAATCCATCCGGCGTCATCGAGCGCGCGAAAACCATCCTGAACGACTATGGGGCGAGATTCTTCACGGAGGATAAGCTGTGGGTGTGGCTCCTCGATGGGCAGCGCGAGATCGCGCTCCAGGTGCCGGAAGCAACCTCGGTGACAGCCCCCCTAGAGCTCGCGCCCGGCGTCACCCAGGCCATCCCCGTGACCAGTCACTGTCTGATCGACGTTCCACGCAACGTGACCGGGGAGGCAATCCGGCCGGCTGCGCGGGCCCTGTTCGACGAGATGAGGCCGGGGTGGGCGACGGAAGGGGGCGCCCTGGTCATCAAGCACTTCATCTATGACCCGGAGCGAGACAAGAAGACATTCGAGGTATGGCCACCTGCGGCGGCGGGAGCAGCGGTTGAATGTATCTCGTCCGCCATGCCGGACGACTCCAGCAGGGAAAGCAACCTGTTCGCTGTCGACTCCCGGCATGCCAACGGCCTGACGGACTACGTGGTGTTCAGGGCACTGAACAAGCTCACCGGCAACCCGCAGTTCCTGACCCACGCGAAAAACCACTTCGACCTGTTCATGTACTCCTGCGGCAAGAGCGCCGACGCCGGGCTCCTGCTCAGCCAGAGGGAGGCTGCATAAGCCATGGCTGCACTCAGTGATTTCCGGCCGAAGATCATCGGCCACGTTCCGGGGTGCCCGGAATTTCTCATCGAGGACGCGGTGCGGGATGCCGCCCGGGAATACTGCAAGGACACCTGGGTCTGGCAGGACGGCGCCGGCGAGAACGAAGAGATCGAGGCCGATCCATACGAGGAGCAGACCGTCTATGACCTCACCAATGAGGACGAGGCGGTCATTATAGCCGTCTCGGCCGTGCTCAGGAACGGCACACCCATGAAGCCGGGCATCGAGTATGCCAAGGCGGTGAAGGACGCCCGGCTGGTTCTCTCAAGCCCGCTCAGCGCGTCCGACAAGGTGGAGGTCAAGCGGGTACACCGGCCATCGGCCACGGCCTCGGTGATCCCGGACTTTCTCCTGGAGGACCACGCGGACGGGATCGCAAACAAGGCGATCGCCGGTCTGCTCACGATGGCCGCCAAGCCGTGGACCGACGCGTCGAAGGCCATGTATCACGAGGGGCTCTACCTGGCGGCTGTCTCGGAGGCCAGGGCCGCGGCGATCAAGGGCGGCACGAACCAGAGCCTCGCGGTGTACCCTAGGAAATTTGGTTAAGAAAAAGGTCAAGTGAGGCAACTTTATGGTTGATTCGGTCCGGGTGGGATGCAAGAATGTACAGCAAAACTACCTGGAGGCCATGCATGCCGATGCCCAAAGAATACCTGTTCGAGATCCCCGGAGCGCCGAGAGGCCAGGCGAGAGCGCGCGCGACTACGCACAAGATTCGATTGGCGAACGGCCGGGAGAAGTGGGTTGGCCGCGTGCACAAGGACAAGAAACAGCAGCTCGAAGAGGACAAGCTCGGGTGGCAGATAGCCCGCAGCGCACCGGGAACACCCCACACCGGGAAGGTTACCCTAATGGTGGTGGCCTACTACCCGATACCCGAGAGCTGGCCAAAGAAGAAGAAGGCGGCCGCACTGGCCGGCACGCTGGCCCCGCTGAAGGTCAAGCCCGATCTGAGCAACATCGTCAAGCACATCGAGGACGTTATGCAGGGGATGTTTTTTGTTGACGATAAGCAAATCTGCGCGGAAACGGCTGCAAAGCATTATTCGTCGTCGCCGCGCGTCAAGATTGTCCTCCTTTGTGAAGACGCTGAAGGGTGAGGATGTCGACATGCACGCTCATATCATGATGTCCGATACCCGCCCCCCGAGCATACCTGAGATCGTGGACGATCTGGAGATCGAGGCGCCCAAGACCCGAGCGGACTGCATCAACGGCCCCAGGCCCTGCCCGTGGGTTCGCTGCGAGTGGCATGCCCTGTGGGTGCTCAGATCGGACCGGCTCCTGCCGCTGAAGCAGTACACCGATGAGCAGCTGGTGGAGATCATCTCCACTATGGAGCACTCGTGCGTACTGGACATTTGCGACATGGGGGGGGCCACGCTCGAGATCACCGGGGAAGTGCTGCACACCACCAGGGAGAGGGTCCGACAGATCGAAGAGTGCGACAAAATATCCACTGACGGAAACCGGTTCAAGGCCGGGGCGCTGGCAAAGCTCAGAAAGCCCCGCGCCATGAGGATGCTACGGCCATTCAGAGATTACGTTTGCGCGGAAGAGGGGTGCGTGCTCCATGGCGATTGAGACTCCCATCACATTCACAGAAGCGACAAAGATCATCGGCTGCATGAACATGGTGCTCGTGGACGCGATCCGCTCAGGCAAGCTCATCACCATCAGGGGCGATTGGAACAAGCTCGACCCGGGGTCCTTCCGGCTCTACTGCGAGCAGGAGTACGGCATCAAGATCGACAGGCTGCCGGAAAAGCGCAGGCGCTCCAGACAGGTCCCGCTGCAGGCGTTCTCGAAGAAGGCAATGCGGAAGCAGAAGCGCAAGAAGGTTAATCCGAGCAAGTTCGGATAATATTTTCACAACAAACAAACGCCTGATATCGTTAGTTGTTTACGTTTTCACTTAACCTTTCCCAAAGAGCAGGCATAATTTTGCCAGAAGCAACACACGTGTGCATGAGGGAAGGCCGATGATCATCCTGAAAACATTCGAGGTAGGTATGAACATCGCGGGCTGATGGCAGCGGCTTCCTTCAGGAAGGGTTATGAGTATGGCCATGGTTCGCACTGCAGCCCTTTTGAGGGGGCTGGCCTTTCGCGTTGTTTCAAACCGCCGATCTACCGCCGCCGGCGCCGCAGCAATCATCGTGGCGATCGCCACAGACCTCGGGTACACCCTGGACCCCGAGCTTGTCCTGGAGATCGTCCTGTACGGCTACGGGCTCTGTCAGCTATTCATGCGCGATTCCGTCGCAAAGAAGCGGGCCCCGGGGTGCTGAGGCGATGGACGCCGCGCATGCGTGCATTCAGGACCGGAAGATCCGGGATTTGTGCGATAAAACCGGCAGGATGGACGAGAGGGTCAAGGTCCTCGAGCGCAATGCTGAGGAGATATTCGTGGGCGAGGACAGCATGAAATCCCGCCTGATCGAGGCCGAATGCGGAATAACGACGATCACGAATACGATCATGTCCTCGTCGAAGGCGCTGATGTGGTTTATGGGGATCATGGTGGCCGTGCAAATCGCCGCGTTCGGCGGGCTGTCGGTCTACTGCTCACACCTGGCGCAGACGACCCAGGCGGCATCATCGATCGGGCAGCAGGCACAGGAGCTGACGAGCCATGGTGATTGAGACCAGTCTCTACAGGGTGGCGGTCGGCCTCGAGGGCCTGCGGGAGATCCCGGGGGAGGAGGACAACCCCTTTATCGTCTGGTGCATGAGCCTGACCAGCATTCCCAAGCCCTACCACAAGGACGAAACCCCATGGTGCAGCGCCCTCCTCAACGGCCTGTGCTACCTCCTCGGCCTGCCCCGCTCCGGCTCGGCGGCTGCCAGGTCATGGCTCAGGGTGGGCAAGCCTGTCGGGTTGCACGACGCGCTGATCGGCATGGACATCGTGATCCTCAAGAGAGGGGCCGCGCCGCAGCCTGGACCGGAGGTCCTGGACGCCCCGGGACACACGGGCATCTTCGCGGGGTATGACGGGGACAGCATCAGGGTCCTGGGCGGCAACCAGGGCGACCGCGTGTGCGTGGCGCCGTTCCCGCTGGAGGATGTCCTCGGAATCAGGAGACTACAGCCGTTTGGCTGAAAGGAGAGAAGATATCATGAAGAGACTCGGCATTTTTCTGTTACTGCTGGCCCTTACCATCGGCCTGACGATCGCTCCGGCCTCGGCGGACACGCTGACCAAGCTGGACATTACGCCGTACCCGGGGTTCACGGTCAACGAATACCTCCTGGTCATGGACTCTGGCGGAACCGCCACCACCGATCTGACCTATGAGATCACCGGCGAGATCCTCTGCGTGGAGACTGTGCCGGGGGCAGCCGCAAAGGCCCCGACAGACGAATATGATCTGAAACTGGAGGACGGTCTCGGCAACGACATCATGGGCGGGGCGCTTGGCGACAGGGATACCGCGAACGCAGAGCGCGCATGGCCGAAGGACGGCACCACCGTCATTTACACCGGAGTGCCGACCAAGGGCAAATTGTCGGTCGCTCGCGAGAACAACCTGGTGAAGGACGCAGAGGTCACCATCAGGATCTTCGTCAAGAACCAGCACCGGAGCTGGAGGTAAGCCATGGCTGTCATCAGACCAAGGTCGGAGACCATCGATGCAGCGGGCAAGTTCACCCCTCCGATCTGCGTGAAGGACGGGTGCGACGTGTTCTTTGAGGACACTGACTTCCAGGGCACGATCACGGTTCAGTCGCGGTCCTGCGATTCGACAACCTGGAACGACGAGGAGAGCATTCCCTGCGACGGGAACAACTGGCACCGGCGTTACCCGGGCAAGAAGGTGGATTTCCGCGCCGGCTGCAAGGACGGCGAGTTTACCTCTGGGTCTGCCCGGGTGATCGTGCAGGGGTGACGGGAGGGAGGCCATGAAGAGGAAGGACAATACCAACGTCGTTCGGGAGTTCTACAGGAGCCTGCTCAGGGACGAGGACCGCGAGACCTTCAAGAAGCTCCTGCGCATGGACAGGAAGAGACGCGAAGAGGTCATTGAAACACTCATAGCCGACCAGGTTCTCGACTTCGACGAGGTCACCAAGAAGGTGCTGCTCGACATGCTTCCCATGACCAGGAAGGACATCGCACAGCTCCTGGCGGAGCATGTCCGCACGGGGATACTCGGCGGGATATCGACGATCGTCGAGGGCATCGCGGCTTTCTTCAGGCGGTGGGTATGAGCGCGAGCCTCAAAAGGTACCTGGCCGCCCGGCCCGAGATCAAGACGGCGGACTGTGCCGTCTGGAAGGCCCCCTTCACGTGGGACCCCCGGTACTGGCTTGGCATGTTGATACAGATCATCAAGGACGACGATGTCAACCACGCATCATTCATCGTGCGTCACAAGATACAGGACAAGATCATCGAGGCGCTGGAGGATGGCGTCGTGCCCAGGAGGTTCTCAACGCGGCTCGAAGAGTACAAAGGTAAGGTCTACCTCCTGCAGCTCCGTGACGAGTTCGACTGCATCCGCGAGGGTGCTGCCCGCAGAGCCGAGGAATGGGCGATCAAGAAAGACCGGTATGATTGGCTCGGGTGCGCAACGCACCTGATCACCAGACCCCAGGTGAAACCGCCGTGGCATTGCTCAGAGCTCTATTACGCCATGGTCTGCGAAGAGGTCGAGGCGGTTGGAGATCCCGTATGCCTCGACATCATGATGACTTGCATGGAAACCCTGGGAGGCGGTGCTCCGCGGCCGGGCGACCTCAAGAAGCTGCCCATGTTCAAGCGTGGGTGGACGAGAATCAAATAGGAGACGCGCTTATGAAGAGGTTATTCCAGATCCTGGTTGCCATTGTCTTTGTCCTGGCCGGGGTGTTCGGTGCTGTCCCGGCGGACGCGGCAAAATTCTACCCGGCACGGGCGCTCACCGGCGGGGGCGAGGGCGCGCTCGACGCGATCGACGGAGCCCTGCTCGCCACCGGAGACGTGGCTATCATCGGCACCAGCGACCGGGACGGCTATATGTACGTGCTGCTTGCCACCGGCGATAAGGAGTCATCCCCGGATGTCATTGCCCCGGACCGCAACGCGGGGAGCAAGCGGTGGCATCTGGTACAGTGGGGCGGGAACCTCGACCTGGCCAGGATACAGGCGGCCTTGTCGAACGACTTCCACAACATCGGTGGTACCGATGACGATGTTCCCGAGCCCGCGGACCTGGACGGCGTCTTCACGGCAAACGGCATGCTCATGCGGTCTGGCCCTGGCTCTTACGGGGCGGCAACGCAGGGCACCCACTACTATGCGCCCGGCGGAGCTCCCGTGGCCATCGGAGACGGAGGCACCGGCGCCTCGCTGTCCGATCCGGATGCCAACACCCTGTTTGGATGGGACGATTCGACCGGCGGCTTCAGATACATCACCATCGGCGCGAACCTGAGCTATGACTCGGCGACGGGCACCCTCTCGGCCATCGCGGGATCCGGGACCGGGGGCTCCTCGGCGTTTGCCGACATCATCACAGGGACCAACACCACTGCCATTATGACGATTGGCACGGGCGCGACGCTGTCCTACTCAGGGACCGGCATCGTCAACGCGAGCCAGTACAGGGGCGTGTCCCTCGTGGACTCTACAGAGTTCGGATATCTTGACGGGGTTACCTCCCCGCTCCAAGCGCAGCTCAACGGCAAGGCCGCATCTATCCACGCGCACGCGGGAGCAGACATCACTTCCGGGACGATCGATGTCGCCCGCCTACCCACCGGGACCACGGGCACGACCGTTTCCCTCGGGAACCATACGCACAGCACGTATGCGCCCCTTTCCCATGCCCATTCCGGCGCGGACATCACGAGCGGGATCATCGGCGCAGCCTACCTGCCCCTGAATGCCTACAACTCGGCTGGCATCGTGGCCTCAGGAAATGGCCAGGCCAACATGGTGTGGAAGACAGACGCATCGGGTAATCCTGCATGGAGGGTCGATTCTACCGGCAGCGCGCCCACCTTCGACGCCGTGGCCACGGGTACGAACGTGTCCTCCACCATGACTGTAGGAAGCGGGGCGAGCCTTGTCAGATCAGGGACAGGGATCATCGACGCCAACAGGTTCCTGGGCGTTACCTCGATCGATGCAACAGAGTTCGGATACCTCGACGGAATCACCGGTAGCCTCCAGGAACAACTCGATTCCAAGGCCGCGAGCGTGCACTCGCATTCCGCAGCCGACCTTCCCTTGGCGGATGATGATGGCGTCACGCTCGGCGTGTGCGCGTTTAGCTCCGGTGGCAGCTTTGATGTCTCGGGCGGAATCGTTGGTCTAAACACCAACCTCACCAACATAGCC